TACCTCGCCACCTCGTCTCGAATCGTGTTGATCGTGATGGAAAGAGTGGATTCAGCCATCAGGGCACGACGTAGAGGACGACGGTGAAGTCCTCGTCAGGGGTTCCGCTGAGCGTGATGGTCAGATCGCCGTACGCGATCGTGCCGCCGATCTCGCTGGCCGACAGGAGATTGCTGGCAGAAGCCGCAACGCCTGTCCCAGCACCGTTGAGCAAGTCCGCCCCATGCTCGTCGATCAGGGTCACGGAAAGGGTTCCCGTGCCACCGGCGGCGTACTTGTAGAAGCACGAATGGATCTGGCCGTAGACGCCCTTGGCGGTCGCGGTGGCAGACCCGTTGAGAACCTTGATCCGCTGTTCAACGCTTGAACTCATGACACTTCACCGTTGTTCTTGGAGGGCACGGCCTCCATCTTCTTGTCACCGATCCGCACGCGGGCCTGGGTCACGCGATCCTTCAGGCCAGGCACGGCAGCCATCGCCGCCCGTGCCGCCTCACTGTTCTTCGGCCCTCCGCCAGCCGCGACCGCAGCAACGACGCCCTCGAAATTCCGGCGTCCTGCCCGGATCAGAGGGGTCGCCACGGCCAGGGGCGGAAACAGGCCTGCCCCGAAGGCCACCAGGGCCTCCGCGACATCCCACTCGTTCTGGGCCGAGGCAAGATCATCGCGGGCCTTCAGGGCCGCCGCATTGGCCTCGTTGAGACGCTGGAGCCACTTGGCCGATTCCTCGGTCTTCTCGGCGATGAACGCCGCCAGACGTTCGGCACTCCGATCGGCGTCCGGGTCGTTGGTGTCGAGGTTCTCCAGTTCCTCGCGGAGGATCCGAAGCTCCTCGGTGATCCGGTCGCCGATCAGGCGAGTCTCCTGGACTTCCTGCTCGGCCTGGTTGACCCCGCTGGCAAGCTCGTTCGGGTTCTGGAACATCGCGCACCCCGCAACGAGGCAGGAGATGGCGAGACAGGCGAGAACGGCGGTGAGCGTCTTCATGGCACGACTATACCACTGAAAGCCCCCCTGCCTCTTGGAAAATCCAAAAGGCAGGGGGGGGAGCATGAACCCCCTCGGTGGGACACCCGAGGCGGAAAGAAGGTTCAGATGAACCGGACGATCGCCTGGTTCGTGCCCACGACATCGTGGACCGTCAGGGCGACCGCCAGGGTCTTGAGGTCGGCCTCCTCGATGTTGGCCGCAGAAGTGCCCGCCGGGGTGAACCCGACGAACTTGTTCACGTTGGATTCGTCCACCGTGATGGCGTCCCCGATCGTGATCGTGGTCGCCGCGCCCAGGTTGACGATGAGGCTGTCCCCGCGAACCGGGACCATGACCTCGATCCACCCGGCGTTCGCCGAGTGATTCTGGGTCGCCACGCCGACGAAGTATTCAGCACCGGAACCAGCGGTGTCGGAATCGACACAGTAAGTTCCGACTGAAGTCGGGCTGTTGAGGTCGTCGGTCGCCGCAGCGACCGTGCTGCTCGCGCAGCAGACGGCGTCACCAGCCGTCAGAGCGGAACCGGCCCAATAGACGCGACGAAGAATGCCGCCTTCAGGACCGCCGTTGTATTGGATTCGAGCCATTTCAGTTCTCCGGGGTCAGAATCAGGCGGAAACCTTGTCGAGGCGGAACAGCTTCCGGCGGTTGTAGCACAGGAAGTTGTAGGTCATGTCCACCTGGACATGGTAGGTCGTGTGCTGGTTCGCCGCCTTCTCGGGGCCTTCCTCGACCATGTATTCACCTTCGAGGAAGCAGGGCTTGAAGACGCCCCAGTTGAGCCGGTAGATGGGATCGGCGGTCGTCGGCGCACTCGTCCCCGCCGGGCCGGTGTACGAGTCCAGGTACGGGACCCACATGACCGGCACACGCCGGAACAGCAGGCGACCGTCCTGGGACGCGATGTCGCTGCCCAGGTTGTCGTTCTGGGCCTCCAGGACCTCTTCCAGCCGACCGATGACGTTGTAGTTGGTGTAGTACCCGAAATCGGTCGCCGTGCCCAGGGCCGGGATTTCAGTCGGGGACATGAACCGGGTCTTGGTCGCGGCCTCACGCCACTTCCGAATCAGGTCGGTCTTGTCGATCGTGGTGTAGTCGGCACACCAGTTCGACCACCGGTTGTAGGTGGCCGAGGACAGGCCGCCAGCACCAGCCGAGAAGCCGTACGGGTTGCCGCCGCCGGTCACGCTGGAGCCGTCGTAGAAGCCCGGATCCTCGCCGTTGACCGCCGGAACGATCCAGTAGTCAACGCCGAAGGGGTCGAGCTTGTCGGACGAACTGGTGGGCTGGGACCAGAAGTTGGCCTCCAGCTTCTCGGCCATGCTGATCATGGCGTCGGCACGACGAATCTTGAGCAGCTCGACGATTCGAGCGGGCTCGCGGTTCATCTTGATCTCACGACGCTCGAAGGCGTAGTGGGAGTTGGTGTGACGCCACGGAATCTCAGCCGTGGTCATCACATCGCCGACGTTCACGTTGTCGGTCGAGAACAGTCCGACGTTCCGGGCCGCGTTCGAGTGATCGGTCATCACCGACCACTTGATGCCGTAGCCCGACTGGAACGTCACGCGGCTCTTCCGAAGCAGTTCGCGGGCGGCGACATGCTCCTGAAGGTCGGTGGCGATCTCGGTCCACCGAAGCGGATTGAGTTCCTGAAGAGTCTGGGAGACAAGATCCGCGATGTCTCCGCCTTGAAGAACGGACATGAGAGTATCCTTGTATCAATACAGACCGCGTTCGCGCATCCGTGCCCCGAGATTGGCGATGGCTCTCGCTTCGCGGTCGCCGTCGTCGCCCTCGGAAAGGGCCGGGCGGGAGATGAATCTTCCGCGTCGGTCCTTGATGGCCGTGCTGATCTGCTTCTTGGTGATTGCCTCGTACTGATCGCCGAAAGCGGACCTCAGTGCCTTCTTGAAGATCTCTGGTCGAGAAGGAGGCTTCTCATTCATGGCGTGATAGCCAAGAGTGATCCGGTCCATTTCTTCCCTGAGAGCTTCCCGATTCTTCGCGTGATCCGACATCGGGTCGAGCGTGATGCTCGTCCCTTCGCCGAAGAGATCGTGATATTCCGAACCCAGCTTCGACATCTCATTGTCGAAGCTGGAAACGGCACTCGTCGTCTCCACTTCACGCAGCTTGGACTGAAGCCGCTTGATCTCGGCGTTGAACTTCTCCGTGACCTTATCGATTGCCCGAGCGGTGTCGGGGTCGATGTAGTCCATGTCGAAGTCATCGGAATCAGAATCATCCGGATCCTGATCCTCTTCGAGCGAGTCGTACGTTTCCTCGAATTCATCCTCGTCCTCATCCTTCTTGCCGGACTTCTTGTCGGGCTTTTCAGACTTGGCCTCGGACTCGGCTTCGGCCTTCTCGATGAATCGCTTGAGAACGCTCTCGGGCGTCTGCTGAATCTGCTCGACGGTCATGTCCAGCAAGCTTGCAGCCTTCGCCATCAGGTCATCCGTGGCATTGTCATCCCGAGCATCGCCGTCGTCCTGGGAATTCGCGGCATCTTCCAGGGCGGCAGCGTCGTCCTCGTTCCTCTCGGTGTCGGCATCTTCCTCGGCTCGCGGGAATTCCGGCGAGCCATGGTCGTAGCCTGCCCGAGTGTCGCTGAAGCGACTGAGGACAGCATCATCAGGAATCACGTTCAGGGCTTCCTCGTCTCTTGCGAAGCTCAGCCCAATATCGCCACTCATCACGGATCTCCGTACCCACCATTGTTATCCCGAATGCCGACCGAACGCAAATACTTTTTGCGTTGTCCCGGCGATTCAAAGATCGCCCGGCCATCCGGGGTGAAATTCAAGGCCACCCCAGCCTTCTTCCTCGCGTGTTCCTGCATCTCCTTGATCTGGCTCGGGTGACACCCGGCAGACTCACTGATCACAGGCCAGGTAGAGCAAGACCCACCGAACCCGCCGAGTTCGGTCTGGTAGTCACGCTTCAGCCACTGTCCTTCGTGCAGGATCATGCCCGATGGGGTTTCCCGACGCTCCATCTCGGATACAGACATCTGGATCTCGAAGATGTCGCCAGAATCATTCTTGTAGCAGTATACAGGCATCAGCTATTCGGCCTCCCGATGGCTGCCGCCTCCGAGTCCTGCACGTTGGACCCGAGCAGCAGCCGCTTCATCACATCGTCCTTCCCGGACTGCGTGGCCCCTGGCCGGTTGACCCTGGTCACCGTCCGGTCGCCCGCCGGAGCCCCGCCGCCGCCCCTGCCGGACATCTGGTCAACGAACGTGTCCTCACCCACGAACTCGATGAACTCGTTCAGTTCAGGCAGATTCGCGTACTTGGAGACGTAGCCCAGGATCCGCTTCATGTTCGGGGCCTCGCCCTTCGCCATCATCACCGGGATCATCGGCATGATGTATTGCTGCATCACCTGGCCCATCGCCTTCAGACGCCGGGCCGGGGTGTTGTGCTGCATCGAGAAGGGCTCGATGTCGATCTCGTAGTCGCTGACCTTGCCCGTCCGGATGTCCGGGGAGAACTTCACCGGCAGGCTGTAGTTCTCGGTCACCTTGTACGGAATCTCAAGGTCGTACACCGGGTCGTCCCACAGCAGGCTCCCGATGTGGCGGACCACATCCCGCGTGAACGAGACCGTCTGGTCCTGCATGTCGCTGACACGCTGGCTCGCGTTGGCCGCCAGCATCTCGTCCTGGCCCAGGGTCTCGGATTGAGGGCTCAAGCCTCCGAGCGTGTCCAGGTTGCCACCCAGGTAGCTGAACAGTTCCCGGATCTGGATGAAGAACGCCAGGTTGGTCGGGTTCGGCCCGCCCCAGTCCACCGGCTGCACGCTCGACGGATCGTCCATCCCGTAGGCCTCGCCGTCGCTGGCGTCCTTGAACGTCTCGGCGTCCTCCTCCGACCCCTTCCGGTAGACCGCCATCGACTTCTGCCGCTCGGCCTGGCGACCGAGCTTCCGGAAGACATGGTTCGCCAGGTCGTGCAGATCCATCATCAGGCTCGCCGGTGGAACCGGCATCGTGTTCGACGGAACCTCGTTCAGGTTCAGGATGTGGTACGGCCCGGCCTCACGACCGTCGTACTCCACCACCTTCAGCACCTTCGCCGAACCGGCGTACCCGGCCTGGGAGATGCTCGAAGCCGGGATCGTCACCACCAGCTTCTCGCGGGGAAGCCAGATGTCCCAGACCTCGGTCATCGGAACGACAGTGTCCTTCTCGGCGTCCAGACCCTGGCTCATCGCCTCGGCACGGATGTCGCCATGCTCGTTGTAGGTCCGGTTCGTGACCTCCTCGATCGAATCCTTGTTCCTGTCGGCCCACTCCTTCGCCTGCTCCATCGGGATCCGATACCGGTCGCCCATGAACGCGCACAACTCGAACCGGGGCACGGTCATGTCATGCACCCAGTCGTCCAGCGACACTGGGTCCGCAAACGGCATCCCGCTGTCGTGCATGTACCCGTACGCTTCGTGCAACCCCAGGCTCGTCACGCCGACCTTCATCAGGCCCAGGCCGAACATCGCGTCCTTCGTCGTGATCCGCAGATTCCGCTCGAACGGCATCTCATGCTTCAAAACGTGGTTCATCGCCAGTTCCAGCCGGAACGCCGATGGCTTGTTCTGCTCGTTCCTGGCGAACACGTTCACCTGGGGGCACGTCGCGGCAAGCTGCCTGGTGTAGATGCTCACCAGCATCTCGATCAGGTTGATCGGGACCTTGTCACCGGCCTTCGACTGAGCGTGATAGTGAGACCCGACGAACTGCCTCAAGGCCATCAGCCTCGCGGACCTGAAGTCCTGGAGTTCGCGGCGGGAATGCAGGATGGCCTTTCCAAGGGCATCCATCGACCGCTGATTGTTGGGATTCACCACCGCTGGGCACTCCGCTTTCTCTTTCGACGTTCCGACATTCTCGCCGCCATCGACCCGTCAGGCTCCTTCCTGGAGGCCGACACGTCAATGACCGCACGCCTTCGACCGATCCCCTTCCACAGCAGGGCATCGGCGATCACCCGGTCGCCGTGATTCTGGTCGGCACTCGACGGGTCGATCTTGTTGGAGCTTCTCGAATGCGCGACCTTGTCGCCCTTCATGAAGACGTACTGCCGCATCTCATCATAGGTCCCCTTGCTGGGGATGATGATCTCACCGGCCTTGACCGCCCGGCGGAAGTCGCCCAGCAGGCTCAACTTCGACTCCTTCGTGCTGAAGAAGCCGGGAATGTCCGTGATGCTTCGCTTCAGCCGGTACTCGTCCTGCTTCCACCAGATCGACCTGTACCCGCTCTCCAGGATCACATCGCCGAAGTTCCGGCCAGGCCCGTTCGCCTCCCAGATCAGCAGCGGGTTCCGCCCGCTCGCATGACCGAACGCCTTGCACAAGGCAAGGGCGATCTTCGCCAGGGCCTCCGGGCGGGTGTTGTTGCAGACGAACTCACCCACCTTCTCGCCGGTGGTCTTCCTCCCGATCGACAGCACCGAGTTCGAGCTTCCGGTCCCGGTGGCGATGTCGCCCGCGATGACGAAGTCGTCGTCCATCATCACCGGCCTGCCGTCCCGGAGCGGGATCCACAGGTGCAACCGACCTTCGGTGACCTCGTCGAAGAACCTGAACTCGCCGGTCTCCTCGTCGTACCGGATCTCGCATCGGTGCATCGGATGCCGCATCCGGAGACGCTGCACCTCCGAAACCATGATCGGGTCGAAGAACTGGTAGTCCGAGCCCAGGTAGTCGATGTCCAGTTCCTGGGCGATCTCCATCGGGTGGCTTCGACGCTCGCACTCGCGGTCGTACCAGGGGCTCCGCCACTTGCCGTTGTCGTCCAGGTACTTGCCCTCGGCCTTCAACGGGTGCTGCGTCCAGTGAAACACCAGCTTCCTGATCTTCGAGTGGGCCAGGTCCGCGAAGGCGTTGCCCATGCCCTTCGGCGTCGAGTTGAACAACCGGCAGTTCGTCGCGTCACCCGTTGCCGCCAGGGCCTCGTACCCGTTCTCGACCGACGCGAACTCGTCCAGACCGATCGCCGTGCGACGACCACCGCGAGCGATGTCGCCCGTCGTCGAGTCACCGTCGATCGTCGATCCGTTCGAGTCGTTCACGATCGACAGCAGCTTCCGGCTGATCGGCGGCAGCAACCAGGTCGGCAGATGATTGTGGATGAAGTCGATCTTCCAGAACAGGGAGTCCGGGTCACCCTTCTCGTCAACCAGCGATTCCTTTCTGGAGACCATGGGAAAGCTCTGGTCGGCCCAGAAATGCCACAGGTACTCGAACGCGATCAGGATCATCCACGACGCACCCATGTCGCGGCTCTTCTCGATCAGGGCGTCGTGACCGACCTTGATCGCCTCCAGCAACGCCAGAATCCCATCGTCCTGGTACTCGTACGTCACCATCGGAAGCTTGGACGGCGTACGCCTGGGGTCGTAGGTCCAGACGAAAGCGTTGATGTAGAAGAGCGGGTCCGCAGCACACATGTTGCGGATGCTCTCGGCGTGTTCCGGAGACGAGTTCCCCAGATCGACGATGGCCCTGCGAAACAGCAGATTCGCGGTCACATCCTTCGGCACGGCCTTGTAGTACGGCTGTGCCGACACCTTCCAGCGTTCTGGGCCTGCAAGAACCGGCTCTGGAGAAAGAGCGATCATGCCCTTCGCGTTGCTCCGGTCAATCGTGCCCGTCGCCGGGCTCCGGTCAATCGTGCCCGTCGCCGGGCTCCGGTCAATCAAATCGGATCACCGACTTCCTGGGAGTCCAGCTTTTCCTGAATCCGCTTCTCGATCAGTTCCTGGACCCGCTCACTCATCATTTCACGCTTCAGTTCCGCCTGAACCGTCGCATCTTCGTGGGCCTTGATGACCTCCGCCAGCGTTTCCTGCAAAACACGGCCACTTTGCCTGAATCTGGCGTCCTGCTCAAGCTCGGATTTCGACGGCATGAGCTTGGCGTAGATCGTCTTCATGAAATCCGTCAGCCCGACCTCTCTGGCCCACCGCAGCATGGTGACCGAACCGCTGCTCGGGACCAGATCAGGGTCGATCCGCTCCAGCGGGACCGCGTGATGCTGGATCACCCACTTCGCCTCGTCCCTTGGAGCCGCACTTCGCTTCATCGCGGCCATCGACAAGGCTGACCACAGCACATCTTCCGTGTCCGAACCAAGCTCCGAGACCGCAGGCGGACCACCGAACTCGGCACTGATGATCTCCCAGGCCGACTCAACGTCCAATTCCTCGTCGCCGTCGAGAATTTCCCCGACGCGGGCCAGGAACTGGTCCATCTGGTCGTCACGACGCAGCTTCCAGACCAGGAGTTCTCTGTCGTATCCATCCATGCCACCACTGTACCAGGCAAGAGAAGACCAGCCTGTACGGGAAACGGCTGGAATTTGACTGGCAAATGGTAGTACGGGTTTTGTTCGATACGAAGCCCTGTAAAATTGATAGTGGTATCAGGAGAGTCCCAGGTCCAGAGCCAGCGTGAGGCATGAACCAGGCGGCGGACTGATACCAAAGTCAAAAAAATCGTGCGGCGTGGGGGGCTGTATTAGTGTTTCGCGGGCGGGCGGGG